TCTAAAAGGTCTAGTTCTTCAGGAGAGTCGTCGTAGGAGGGTTCCATTTGGTCTTCATGATCTAACGCTCTCTGTTCCTTTTGCTCCAAACACATCCTAACATATCTTTCCTTGATATCGTTTTCGCATTCGACGTGTGATACGATATGCATAGGATTGAGGGCAACAATATCAGTTTTGGACAAAGGTTGCCATTTCGTAAATATGAACCCTTGGCTGTTCTCCCTCATCATCGTGTGTAGTTCCATAGGGGACTCAAGTATAATCATATTACTTTCGTCGCCTCTTACCAATGAAATCAGTTCCTCACCAGAGGACAACTTAAAGTGGCGAATGTTAACATCGTCTAGTTCATTCATATGCTGACCTCATAGATTTTATAGTTAAACTTTTCTTTAGTATATATCTTTATTCTCTCAGCTGCATGATTGAGCGTGTAGTTTTTGTTTTTCTTCCAGTGAAGATCGTCGGCGATGTCAAACAGGATCGTATCTCGTCCATCGTCTGATTTCCGTAATCCTCGTCCGATTGACTGAAGAACTCTGATCTGCGATTTAGACGGAGAAGCAAATATGATATTATGCAGGTTCCGTATATTAATACCAGTAGAGAAAGTACCAAGACTAGCGACAATGATAGCATTTTTTTCGTTCTCCGTAATCGATCTTATTTGCTCTCGAGTATCGACATCAGTTGAACCAGACACGAAAAAGATTTTTCTTCTACGATGAGCTCGGTCATTGATCATATCATATAATGGTTTACCGTGCTTTTCTACATACTGAAAAAGTACTAGGGTATTTCCTTCTTGGTCCAGTGCTAAGTTACTAATAAACAAATTGCGAGGTTGGTGTGTAACGATAAAGTCAAGTTCTTCTTGATACTTAATTTTATTTATACGTTTACATAATTCGTCAGAATACTTAAGTAAAAGTACGTTGATCGTTAGGTCGGCCAACGAACCCTTATCCATCAAATCCTTAGTTGTTGTCACGTAATATGCTGGACCGAATAGTCCTTCCAAGACAAGTTTATGGGTTTGCGTCCCATCAAGAGTACCAGTGGTACCAAAACGATACTCAGCATCACGCAACTTAGTAAGTATAGAGGTAAGAGACTTCGCCTTAAAATTGTGCGCCTCGTCCCCGAACACCGCCCCGAATTGTTCGAACCAAGTCCCAGGAAGTTTATATATCGATTGCCAAGTCGAGATAACCACCCTTTCGTTCTCGGCGAACTTAGGTCTCCCAGCGTATATCCTGTGACAAGTAGACTCAGTGTCGAAACCGTCATCGTATGCAGAGTAGTCAGCAAAATCAGAATACATCTGTTGAACCAACGAGGTTGTCGGTACAATAATAAGGACCCTTTTATCGTGATTTGCAAGGTACCATCGAAGTATACTATATATGATGAGCGACTTTCCAGATGCCGTAGGTGAAACAAGTAAGGCAGACCTCCGACTAAGACCGTGCCTAATGGCCTCAAGCTGATAATCCCTAGGCTCAATTGCTTGTCCTTTCGATGATATGGTTAGATCATTCATAAACGACATATCAACATTTACCTCTGCACCAGGATATCCATACACTAGATCCTCTTGCAGCTCAATCGTATGTCCACGCTCTAAACTAGCAAACTCATTAAGATACGCAAACAACCCAGCATACAGTTCCTTTGTCTGGGAGTTGTATAATCTGATACGACCATCCCACATTTTGTTTTTGTATGCAGGCATAAACTTATACCCAGGAACAAAAAATGTAAAGAAATCCGTCAGCTCGTTGAGCGCGGATGGTTCGCCATCAACCGTTATGTATGCATGGTTCTTTTTCTTAACGGTCAGTACCGACATTTACATACCCGACGTAAACTGGCGCCACTTAATCATATTACCAATATTTTGGTGCCGCCACTTAATGTTTTCCATGATCTCAGATAAAGTATCAACTAGTGTTTGTAGATACTCAATGTGAGCGTTAGCTTCTTGAATGTGTTCGTCCGAATCATAAAAATGATCCATGTCACCTTTTAATACCTTAAGACCATTCATAGGATCGTATCCCCAGCCTAGTCTATCCATGTCTGCCTTTGACATCTTGCCGTTGTACCACAGCCATTTGTTCTTAAGCAGCACTTTGAACTCCATCTCCTTTTTACGAAGTTGAAGCTTTGTTACTGATAATAGTTCTAAATATTTGGAGTGTAGTTTTGCTGACTGCTGACTAGCGGTGTCAAGATTCATCTCATCAATAGGAGAATCGGTTTTCCACATCTCAAGTACTTTGTCAAGTGTGATCATAATATACCTCAATAATGATTCATAAAATATACATTAAAGACCTAATGTATTATATATGATACAGTTATTTATACGAGCTTAAAGTAGGAGTAGTTAAATGAGACGTTGCCCACTAGGTACTCAACATCAGTTGAGCTAGCATCAAACGGTAAAGAGGATAATGATGTTGGGTACGCATCAGCAAACTTAATCTCACGCGATACGTTGTTATGTGAGTTCAAAATCATCAACGACATGTCACGCTGTTTGCGAACACCGGTGTCATCTTCCACCACAAGACCCATCATCCAATCATGGATCTCTTTGTAGTTAACTAAATCCTCGTCGATCAAAAATGTCATTTCAAATTGACCATACTCAACCTTATCCGGCATCTGAGTAATGTTTCTTTGTGGCGTATTCAACGGCGCACCAGTGACGGCCAAATCAGGAAGCGCAACGGTCTGCACAGTAAACTGAGCATTCTTATACTTCTGATTATCAATCAACAACCTAAATCCAGACGGACTTACGAATGTTGGGTTAGCGATCGTTGGGCTGGTTTCTGCCCCCTCACTAAAATCGACGTTAAGCTGATATGCCATTTCTTAAACCTCTATCGACAGTACTTGTTGACTATCTTGTATAGCCTACCTGACTTCATTAGTTTGTTTAGTTTCTTCATATATTTTTTTATCATATAACTATTTATACACAAAAAGAAGGGGGCCTAAGCCCCCTTCAACGAGTACATTAATGTACCTTCTTATTATTCGCCAAGAATGTTGTCGACACGCATGATACGGAAGTACTGGTTCTGACGAGCAGTACCGATTCCGTCTGGTGAAGCTTCGACGAATGGGTTGGCGATCATGCCGTAGCGAGTTTTGAAACCAATTTTCGGCTGGAAGTTGTTCTCACCAACTGCACGTACCATTGTGAGTGGAACGTATGGGCAATAGAACATACCTGCGTCATATGGGTTAGCACCACGGTAACCAACAGTCAAGTAGTTAACAGTTGCATATGGGTCGATGTAGACCTTCATGCCACCAGTAATAGTACCTGCGAAGGTGTTACCAGAATCGTCAACAGCCAAACCTGCATTGCCGGCAAGAGCTGGAGTATAATCCAACATGCCAGAAGCAGAAAGTGCTGCAGCTACATCAGAAGAACACAACACGAAGTTACCTTTACCGCGACGAGTTTCACGTGCGATAATGTTTGCTTCACGCTGGATCTGAACCAACAGACCTTTGTACTTCTCAACAGACCAACGGCCATCAGCGTCAGTGTTCAGATCAAAGATACCTGCAGTAGTCAGGTCGCTTTGCTGTGCACCAAGCTTAGCACGAGAGTTGATTGTACGAACCATCTCACGGTTGATTTCTGCAAGAATCTCAGCAGACAAGATGTTTGCCAATTCAGATTCAGCATCCAAACCGTGGATAGCTTTAAGATCCTGTGCAAGCTCCATAGTGTACTCAGCTTTCAGAGCACGGCTACGAGCAGTCACAGTAGCTTTGTCGATAGTGAAGCTCATTTCACCAAACGCGTTGGTTGAGCTATCACCAAGTGCTTCAGCTTCAGCAGTAGTCATACCGCCACCAAAACCGAAAGTATCGCCTACGTTATCAGAGCCTGAGTCCTCAGAGTCAACATCTACTGAGAAGTTAGGCAGAGATGAAGAATCACCACCGTGTGTACCGTTCTTAGCAGTAGCAGTGTTACCGTTGAACGAGCTTGAGCTGTAATCAGTGTCAGCTTCGTTGAACAGCGCTTCAGTAGCAGAAGTACGAGATGCATTGTCGTTGTAGCGAGACTTCATAGCGAAGATCAGGCCAGTAGGACCAGACATTGGCTGAACACCAGCAATGTCATATGCAATCAGGTTAGGCATTGCACGACGAACAAGCGAGATCAATACTGGATCCCAGTTGTTAATTGCGCCAGTGCCGGCTGAAGTAGAGTTAACAGGAGCAGCCTCAGTCAAGTTGAACGATGCTTGCGCACGCTCTTCTTTCAGAGCCTTCTCTGTGTTTTCAAGAACAGCAGCAGTTACTGCTTTCTTATATTTGTCACCCAGTGCAGGTGCGCCTTCGGCGTCAAGTACTGGGTTCCATTTTTCCATTAATTGATCGGAACCAAACATTGGACTTTCTCCTTATTGAGATGATTTTTTAATCGCAGCAAGATACTGAGCCATCATCGGAGATACTTCTACCTCTTCAGATCCTTCAGCAGTTTCTTCCTGCATGGGTTGAGCTTCAGTGGACTGTTGCTTAAAGTAAGACTCCTTGATCGTATTAACTTTCTTAGCGAAAGTTTCTGCGTTCTCAAAGTTTACGTCTTCAACAAGACCCTTCAACTTTTCAGCTTGTGCTTCAGAGAGACCTGCGCTGGACTCAACAATGATTGCATCACGAGTAAGTTTTGCAACTTCCTCCTTCAGATCAATGTTTTTCTCTACTGTGCTATTGAGCTGTTCTTCCAGTTCGTCAACTTTGTTGGCGAGATCGTCAACCAAGTCAGCCTTACCTTCAGGTACCTCAATGTAATGCTCAGTAAATACGCCATGCAGTGCCTGAATGAACGACTCTGCGATTTCAGTACGGAGACCGTTCTCAATCGCAATTTTGTTTTCTTCCATCCAGTTCTCTACCACGTAGTTTAGGTAGCCATCGACCTTTTCAACAAGGTCGTTTTGAACGCGTGTAGTTTCTTCAGCAAGTTCTTCAGCATACTGAGATTCGAGACGGTCAACGTGCTCGCCCAGTTTTACCTTAAGAGCTGCTTCAAAAATTACTTCAGCCTTTTCCTTGAACCCTTCGGAAAGAGTTGCTTCGGAATCAACCAGAGCATTCAGATCTTCGTCAAAGTTACCTTCAACGATGGCATCTTCATCAGTTTCGAAACTTTCACCACACATGGCTTCATATGCAGCTTTCATTTCATCTTTTTTCATCTTGGACATCTTATCGTAAGCGGCCTTCAGCATTGCTGCTTTAGTTTTTGGCAGAGATGTTTGTGCTGGAGCAGACTTTTTAACAGTCTTTCCAATTTCATCTGCGGCCTTTTCACCGTCTACTTCCATGCTAGCCGCACCTTTTGCTTTAGGTACTTCAGCTTTCTCCTCCAAGGTTTCTTCGTCAGAAACTTCAACGTCTTCAACGACATCATCTTGGAGTTCTTCGATGTCCTCGATCGGATCGTAATTTTGATCAGACATTTTTTTACTCCTAATCGAGTTAAAGTTTTGAGAGGAAATCTTTGAAGGCCTTCATCTGAGTTTCCGCTAAGCGGTTAGATGGTGCCCTTTTAATTTCAGTCTCGAACCGTTCAATTTCTTGTACCTTTAGGATCCCATTGTCCCAAATCCATTCAACACCTTCCATGATTCCATTGACAAAAGCCTCTGGAGCGGAAGGATCCTGAACTATATCGATGGCCGATAACATAAAATCATCATTGACTACGTTAGCGCCATTCTTTTGTACAAGACTACCCATACCACGACTTGAAACACCCAACTGAACCCCACCATCCATAAGACCTTCAACGATCTTACCCATAGGAGTATCCAATACGAGTGCTTTACCCATCACATTATTACCATCCCAATTAAGTTCGGTAATGCGATGAGATACTTTATCCAAGTTAATAGACGGACCTTCTGGGTGATTCAACTCACCGACGGCCCGACTCTTGGAAACTTGTTCGTTGACGTATTTGTCAACTGCGGATTCTAATGTAGCGCGAGGATACACTCGGCCGTTGCGATTCTTTTGCTCGGCCTGCATAAAAACACCTTCGATAAGACGCTTTTTCTTCCCGCCTTTTTCTTCGGTGATGACCTTATATTGAAGGTCCTCGGTGTATTCTGTAATCAGCTTCATTAGTGATTATCCCAATATGTTTTGCTCATTTCGCCGCGATTTGCATTTGTCGCATCGCCGACTCTACGAACTTTTGTATAAACCTCATGGCCTCTTGTTGTTCTAATCCCAGCTGTCTGTTTCAACCATAGTGGTCTATACGGACTTCCTACGCCAGGATCAGCAGGTGCGTTATCATATTCCCAAGTGGGATTATTTGTAATAACTACCCAAGCCATTCTACTTCCCCATCAAATCCGTAAAATCTTTAGCAGCTTTTTCTGCTTCCTTTGCGGACTTAAACTTGTCTAGCATATCGCCATCTACATAAGCGATATAATCTGAACCTTTTTTAGACACGACTGCGTCGTATTTGCCTTTGCCAACCTTAAACGTTTTAACCTGTTTTTCACCTGGCTTCAACTTAAAAGAGGCTTCACTCAGACTCGTCCGAAACTCCTTGAATTTCATCATGATCCTCTACCTCTTCCGTTTCTGTTTCGTCCACCTCTACAGTGGGTTCAACTCCAGCCATGTTGTTGGCTAATTCGATTTTTCTGTCATTCATTGCAGAATTAATTTTATCCTGCATAATATTCGCAAACGATTTTTCAGCATCGGCCATTTTGCCATCGCCTACTTGCGTTACGAAATCCATTACATCAGCCATTCTATTATCCTCATTCTATTTTATTTATAAAAAAGCAATTTTCTAGAGATCATCAATACTGATATCATCCTCTCCGCCTTGTTCCTTTTCGGCTTTGATTTGGTTATCAATTGCTTCAATCTCGTCGTCAGTTTGCATCAAGATGTTCTTACGAACCCACTCAATGGAGTAGTACTTTCCAACGTATTCGTCAAGTTCCCTAAGGGTTGACATACGTTCTCTCAAAAGTTCTGACTCTTTTAGTTCAGTGAAGTGAGTATCCTTCAAGAAGTCAATATTAATATCCTGACTAATCTCTGCCCATTCACCCTCAGTAATAATTCCTTTTAGGATCAACTGAGTTTTCAACAGATCCATGAAAAGACCTGAGAATTTTTTACGAAGTCTAGCAATAAACTTCTGGAACTTTAGTTCATCACGGGTAATCTCGGTTGCTCTGCCAAGAGCAAATTGTGATTCTTGTTCTAGGCGGTCAGTTGGAACGTTGAGCGCCCTGTACAATTTCTTTTGGAAGTAGATGATGTCCTCGATTTGTCCGAGGTTTTCCCCTCCTGGTAGCGTTGTGATCTCTGTACCTCTGCCACCTTCTCTACGCGGTAGCCAGAAGTCCTCGAGCATCGACATGTGTTTACGATCGTCCTTGAGTTCTCCGGTATTAGCATCATACACCATCTTATTTCTGTACTTTGACATAATGTTGCGAAGGTATTCCTCCGCCTTACCCTTAGGCAAGTTACCTACGTCAATATAAAAGATCCTGCGCTCGGGTGCGCGCGAGAGACGATAGATAACCAACGAATCCTCCATCATACGGAGTTGGTTCACTGGTTTCAAAGCTTTGTGAAGATATCCTAGTACCTTCTTACGGGATGGGTCCAATAGTCCAGAAGGAATATATGTAACCGCATCCTTAGAAATCTTTAGTCCTTGGTTGGACTTGTCAAGCGGTTCGTTTTGGTAGATGTAGTATTCCTTAACATCCTTTACGACCTTGACACCAGTCTTTTTATCAGTGTCGTGCTCAACCTCTTTTACTTTACGAATCTTAGTTGCGTCAATAGGTCTTATTTCGATTAGCCCACGCTTTGGATCCGCATTGTCGATAATCTTGTGATAGTATAGTTTTGAATCAACATACCATCTTCTAAAAATCTCATGACCATACCAACTAAAGTTTAGAAGTTTAACTACGGTGTCAAACTCCTCAATCATTAACTTTTTGATTTTTGCTGGTTGATCTAAATCATCGAGAACAAGTTTAACCGGAGCACCATCAGTGTCCGATACGACTGCTTCGTTAATAATGTCTTCGATCGCGGCATCACACTCCGGTTGGAACGATGCATCACGATACTTCATGATTAGTTCTTTTTCGGTTTTGGCTGAAGACGCATCCATGTCCAAGTAGGAACCGAAGTACCCACCTGCATTGATTACTTGACCAAGGCCGTCGTCGGTTTCAGGAGGAACAAACGAAACTTTCTTTCTATCGTCAGCTTCTTCCGACCCTTTACGTTTTATTTCAAATCCAAATAGTTCAGCCATCTTTCACCTCTGTGTAGTAACACGGGGAGGATAGACCCTCCCCGCTATACTATTTATCGCTTAAGTTGTAGTGCCGGATTCCCAGTACTGAACTTGAAGCTCAACCGTGAATTCCTCGATTGCGTTTTCGTTATCGTATGATAGATCGATAGCCGAAACGTTTGTCGGGAATGTGCCACGGAAATCATAACGTTTAGTCACAACACCTGATTTGTCCAACTGCTCAACGATCATATCTGCTTGATAATCCGCTGGGTTAGTTAGACCAGTGTTGTTCTGATGTTGGTTAATACCATTCATCCAACGCTCAAATGCATTACGCACTTCCATGTTTACGTCGTTAATGATAGTGATATTCCAAGGTTCAAACGTGCGATCACCTGCAAATTGTACCTGACGACCACGGAATGGTACCGTGATAGGCGCAATGATTGATGCAGGTAGCTGAGCAGCCTTACACATGAAGGATGTCAGCTCGACGTTGCCAGCCGCGTAACTAGGAAAGTTAACAGTGGCCTTGAACAGATTGGAACGTGCACCGCCACCTACGAGCTTTGACTTAAAGTCATCTACTCCTAAAATTGCCATCTCTTACTCTCCTTATTGTCCAACGACCTCGCTGAACTCTACACCAGTACGAGTGGCGATAAAGTTAAGCGTGATAAAGTTGATAGAACGAGCAGGCTTGACGAAGATATCTGCAACGAAGCGGTTGGAATCAATTACCTCACCAGTGTTATTTGTTTCGTCACAAACAACAGCGAAGTCCGTGATACCACGACGACCTTGGATATCTCTCAGGAACGGCTCGACCAAATTCCTGAATTGAGCTCTTGTGAACTCATCGTTAAACTCAAACAACTGAAACTTAGCAGCGGTTGAGATTGCCTTCTCCATAGTAATAAACAGTCTGCGAACGTTAATACGATCGAATGCAGAAGGTTTACTCTGTGCAGTTTTGTCACCGTAAAGAACGATTCCTTGTCCTGGGAACGAAGTGATTGGATTCACTCGAGCCTTGTACAGGTTATCTCTTTCGGCTTGTGTTGGGTTAAACTTCAATTTGGTTACGCCACGAATTACTCCACGTGTGAAACCAGCAGGGGAGAACCATGCATCTGCGACACCATCGGTATAGGCACAAAGTCCTGCAGTGTTACCTGCGTTACCGATCCAACGATATGCATCGTTGTACTTGTCGTAGACATAAATGACACCTGAGTCAAGCACACCGTAAGACGATGAGTTGATGGAGTCTGCCCATGTTTTTGTTGCGGCCGCGTCCGCAGTAACGATTGGAGGAGATACGAACGCGACACAATCTTTTCTTGCGGCCGCGACTGCGATGATAGTATTAGCATCAGCTGAGCTTACCGCTCCACCAATGATAAGATTTACATCCAGTGTTTCTGAATCCCCAAATGCGGTTGAGTATAGTGAAGCTACGCTAGACGGTGCAGCATCAGTACCACCACTGAGTGAGAATTCCTCATCAGTTACTGAAGTAGCATCAACTGCGTCGATACCTGCCCATACCCATTTAGAGGTACGGTTCACGACGTCATTAAGATACTTAGAAGATCCATCGATGTTCTTAGCTCCAGCTGTCAGTGAAACGTTTGCGAACTTTTCAAGAACAGTGTTTGCTGCTCCAGTGATCGCTCCGTCCTCATCAAGAATAAGAAGGTGTACTTCTCCAGCATCAGGTGTGATATCGAATTGGCTCTGCCAAGAAACAGAGTTTGCGTCCGAATCAACTCCCCACGATGCATTCGTGATGGATACCACTTTCAACGAGTTACCAAGAGTACCTGGATACTTAGCGATGAACTCGCCTGTTCCCGTTAGCGTTGCGGAATCGTAATGGTCTTCATTCTTTACAAGAATGTTACCCGTACCTGCAGCATCCGCGTTAACTGCAGAGCCTACACCACGGTAGACCTTAAGGTTATTTCCATACTGCAAAAATGTTGCAGCATTAAGGAAATCGTTATAGATTGTGGCGTTGGGTTCACCGAATTTGTTGACCAATTCTTTTTCAGAACCAACAGTAACTACTTCCTCAACAGGACCCCAGCGGAAATGTCCGGCAACGGCTCCTATTGATGTAGATACAGCTGGGACTACGCTGGTCAGATCAATTTCTTTGACCTCAACACCTGGGCTTACTAGAAATGCCATGTGCTTTCCCCTTCATTGAGTTTAATAGATAAGATTTTCATAATACGACTGTTTCTCATGTATTTATTTATAAATAATCATATCTTAGTAAAGACTGCCTTCATCGTCCACCTTCCACATATCACCACCCTCATAGATATATTCGGGTTCGTGGCCATCGTCAACGACGCCAAATGGTACTAAGTCCTCCTCAATCATTTTAATTTGTTCTGCATATATCATATCCTTAACGTTAATATCCGTCATTTCGTTAAAGAACGGGTTGGTGGAGAACCAACCAAATAACACTAGGTTCATCATTAAGTCGTCGTGGTTGTTATCAGAAGCCTCGTAGGAGGATCCCTTAGCAACGAAAGTAGACATCTCAATGATGGTATCCGCATCAACGATATCAATCTTGCTTTGTTCAACAAGATCCTTAATGTTTGAGCAACCGATTCTTTTGATCTTACGAGTCATAGTCACACCAATGGCGTTTGCTTTGACCATTGATTCTACATAACAATTCTCGTACTCAAGATCATAATACAACCCGTTACACACGACCTGTCCTGCATCATTTGACTCAATAACCACATATGCTTCGTTAAAAGTCATAGCATATTTATAAATAATGTCAGGAAAGAGCAACGGAGAGATAATGTTGTCGCGATATACCGCCACCTGTTTGAAAGGTCGGACCGATATATCAATCACCGTAAAGGTGGAGTAATCCTGTCCTCTTCCCTTCGCTACGTCAACGAACATCATATATTGATGGTCGCGGTGTGGCTTTTCATATACCTTAACGTTATCCTGAACGTACACGGGATGCTTTGCCTGAAGTTTTAGCAAAGCGTCTGCTGCGATTAAGGTATTTCCTGTTCCGTGAAATGTGTTTCCAAACTCTTGATTGAACTGAAGCTCAGACGTATTGGCAATGGTTTGTCTTTTCCATTCCTCGTTTCTTCCTGGGACGTCCCACCAATCCACCTTAAATGATTTATAGTCATTGGTTTCTTGAACTGCACCTTCCCAGATTCTGTGAAATACGTTTCCGACTCCGTTTGCGGTCGACGTAATAATGACTTTGGTATCTGCGCCCGCTGACACAACTGGATATGTTGAGGTGTAAAACTCTGCGTCATTCTCGACGAAGGCAAATTCGTCAAGGAAGAGGAGGTTGACAGACATACCTCGAATTGAGGATCCTGAAGTAGCGGCAGCGATAATACGAGAGTTATTAGAAAAGTCAATGTTAGATTTGTTTACGATTTTACATCCGGGTTGAAGAAAGAACGGAAGGTTCTCCAGCATAATCGTAATACGAGATAACATCTCACGCGCAGTCGACCCTTTGTTCGCCAATACAGCGATAGTCTTTTCCGGATGAAAGATCGCGAACCATAACAGATAGGTAACGGATGATATTGACTTACCTGATTGACGACATGCGAGAACAATGGAAAACCTATTTTTGTTAAAATGTTGAAACATTTCCTCCTGATAAGGATATAGGTTAAAAGGAACCAATCCCTCATCCAGAGAAATAATCTTACAGTACTTAGTCGCAAAGTACACAGGATCCTGCATACACTTTGCGTATTCTTTAATTTCTTCTTGAGTCCACTCTTGTTCAACACCATCGCGTTTAATGTTTGGGTTGCCAAGATAGCCGAACTCGTTATTAGTTACTCGACTCTGGCTCATGATCTATAACATCTTTTTCTTTTTTCTTATTATGTAACATTCTTTGAAGATCCGTGGTGGATCCTACATACACATTATTCTGAGTCAGGTTCGGTAGCCTTTTGTTTGGATCCAGTTTGATTTCTTTCTTTTTCTTTTGAAGGTCCATCAAACGATCAGTGATCTCAGCGTTTTGTTTCATCATATTAGATAAAACCTCAAACGCACGAGGGTGCTCACTCTCACGAGCGAGTTCCATCATTAAATCGATTGCCTCATCGCCCTTTTCAGCTAGGTTGTAATACTTAGCACGAGCGTATTCGTAATCGTCATCAATTTCTTTGTTTGGATTATCCGTCATATAACACCCAAGAATCAGCAGAAGAATCAACCGTCAGTGTGGCCGAAGAGGTTGCCCCCGTAACTGTTTCGGTATTGGTGAATCTTCCATCTGGAGAATCAACCGTGATGGTCGATCCTGTCACTGCACTTATTCGGCCAACTGTTCCTGATGTACTACCCGTTACGCTTTCGCCAACGGTAAACGTTCCTGAGCTTGTCGTGAAGGATATCACAACTGTGTCAGGAATTGGATTAATCAGTTCAACCTCAATATCATAGTCATCCGTTTCTTGAGCGGTACTAGGTGAGATATAGATTTTTTGTGTTTGATACGGTTCGTCGTTTACAGTCATTTCAGTATCAGCAAACGTTGCATCAACCCTACGAATGATTCCTTTATCACCCAACGGTCCATAGAACCTTACACGAGTCTCAAACTCAAGTGTGTAGATAATGGCTCGACGAGAAAGAAAGTCGCCTTCATAATCATCAGACATGGTTACTGACTGAAGGACAAAAGGCATATCAGACTTAAAGTTATTCTGAACTTCCTTTACGGTTACCGTGTATTCAGGCTGAAAGAACGGAACGATTTGCTCAAGTAACTGCAGAGCCTCGTCCTGATTCTTTGTCATAATGTTTAACTGTAGTCCCATACGATAACCAACGGGATTAAGAATGGTTTGCTTTTTGGTTGGGTCAGAGGAAGCAAGAGTTCTAGTGACACCTTTTTGTAATTTTGTGTTTGTGTCGTATGACATTGATATGATCTCAAAGGACATACGAGGTAAACGAATCGCAAGCTTAGGATCGGTTAAATACTTTTCGTCCTGAATCCTTGCAAGAAACTTTTGTCTAGGGCCATACGCAAGAGGTACCTTGATGGTCGATATAACATTTCCGCTTCCGTTCTTTTTAACGACGGACATGTTATTGAACAGCGTGCCAAAAACAGCCACCGCTCTTTTAATGTGTTCGTGATAAAAATGACCTGAGAACATAATCTATTACTCCGTACTTGGATCGCCGAACGGATTAGATTCGGAGAAGTCAATGATTGAATCTGCCTCGGTCTCAAAGTCTTCGTTCTGAGAAAGCGGTTCTTGTGGTATATCAAACCCATCACTACCGACCTTGTACACAGTAACGATGGACCAATTGTTGTTTGCATCGGTCAAGTGAGTGATCTTACCAATGTTGTTTGATAGGTCCGTCGGTAGGAAAGTCTTAGTGTCTCCTAGACTTGACTGAACATCAACGACTTGGATTCTTGCCTGACGAGTAACCAATCCAGCAGCAGCTCGTGTTTCGTCAAACGTGGCGATCTCACCAGTGATCTTAACCGCAGGAATATCGGCGGCCGGTGAAGGAGAAATCGTGACACCAGGTTCAATAAGATAACCATTACCTGGGTCAGTTATAGTTATACTCGTTACGACACCGTCCGTAAGCACTGCGGTACCTTGAGCGGTAGCTCCACTTGGCGGTGCCTCAAAAACAACAGAAGGAACTGAAGTATAACCAAATCCTCCTTCGGTAATTGCTACGGTATCAACCGAACTAGAAACTAATGTTGTCTGAGCTGACGCCGAGGATTCCTTGAAAGGAACAAGCTGTTGTTCGATACGATCTCCTGGTGCGAATCCATACACACCACCATCGATAAGAAGTGTTTCTCGTGTTGCGTATAGTTGCTCGAAACGATCGATCTCTTCGATTCCAACGTCGAACTTTTCTGAACTGTACTCAAACAACTCACACTGTAACTCGTATGTTGGTAATTGGTTAACCTGATAGAACGGTTTCTCGTGTTCAACGAACTTAATCTCAAAGAGTGATTTAGACAAAGGAAGGTATATCAAATCGCCTTCTCTTGGCCTGTCTTCCCTAAGTGAGTTGTCGGGGATATCTACGAGCTGGCCAAATCTTCTCTTAGCCACAACGAATGTTGCTTGGTCCCTGATCTCAAGGCCAAACTTAGACATAAGGTT